ATCGGTGAGGGACCGGTGGAAGGTCCGGTGAAGGGACTGCAGAGTATTCTGGTGAACAAAACCCCGCTGACGGACACGGACGGTAATCCCGTGATACACGGTGTGACCGCCGTCTGGCGTGCCGGGGAGCAGGAGCAGACACCGCCGGAAGGCTTTGAGTCCTCCGGGGCGGAAACCGCACTGGGCGTGGAGGTGACGAAGGCAAAGCCGGTGACGCGCACCATCACGTCAGCGAACATTGACCGTCTGCGGGTCACCTTCGGGGTGCAGTCACTGGTGGAGACCACCTCAAAGGGTGACCGTAATCCCTCTTCTGTCCGGCTGCTGATTCAGCTTGAGCGTAACGGTAACTGGGTGACGGAGAAGGATATCACCATTAACGGCAAGACCACCTCGCAGTACCTGACGTCGGTGATTCTGAATAATCTCCCTGAGCGCCCCTTTAACATCCGGATGGTCAGGGAGACGGCGGACAGCACCACGGACCAGCTGCAGAACAGAACGCTGTGGTCGTCATACACCGAAATCATCGATGTGAAACAGTGCTACCCGAACACGGCCATTGTGGGGCTGCAGGTGGATGCGGAGCAGTTTGGTGGCCAGCAGCTGACGGTGAACTACCATATTCGTGGTCGCATCATTCAGGTGCCGTCAAACTATGACCCGGAAAAACGCACCTACAGCGGTATCTGGGACGGCAGCCTGAAACCGGCATACAGCAATAACCCGGCCTGGTGCCTGTGGGACATGCTGACCCACCCGCGCTACGGCATGGGAAAACGCCTGGGGGCGGCGGATGTGGACAAGTGGGCTCTGTATGCCATCGGGCAGTACTGCGACCAGACGGTCCCGGATGGTTTCGGGGGCACAGAGCCGCGGATGACCTTTAATGCGTACCTGTCACAGCAGCGTAAGGTGTGGGATGTCCTGGGGGATTTCTGCTCGGCGATGCGCTGTATGCCGGTATGGAACGGCCAGACGCTGACGTTCGTTCAGGACCGCCCGTCGGATGTGGTGTGGCCGTACACCAACAGCGATGTGGTGGTGGATGATAACGGCGTGGGGTTCCGCTACAGCTTCAGTGCCCTGAAGGACCGGCACACGGCGGTGGAGGTGAATTACACCGACCCGCAGAACGGCTGGCAGACTTCCACGGAACTGGTGGAAGACCCGGACGCCATCCTGCGCTACGGGCGCAATCTGCTGAAGATGGATGCGTTTGGCTGTACCAGCCGCGGTCAGGCCCACCGTGCCGGACTGTGGGTGATAAAGACCGAACTGCTGGAAACGCAGACGGTGGATTTCACGCTCGGGTCACAGGGGCTGCGGCACACGCCCGGTGACATCATTGAAATCTGTGATAACGACTATGCCGGGACCCTGACCGGCGGACGTATCCTGTCCATCGATGCCGCCAGCCGCACACTGACGCTGGACCGTGAGGTGACACTGCCGGAGACAGGGACATCGACGGTGAACCTGATTAACGGCAGCGGTAAGCCGGTGCGCGTGGACATCACTGCACACCCCGCCCCGGACCGGATACAGGTCAGCGCCCTGCCGGATGGCGTGGAGACATACGGTGTGTGGGGACTCTCCCTGCCGTCACTGCGTCGTCGCCTGTTCCGCTGTGTTTCCATCCGGGAAAACACGGACGGCACCTTTGCCATCACGGCAGTGCAGCACGTACCGGAAAAAGAAGCCATCGTGGATAACGGGGCCCGCTTTGAGCCGCTCTCCGGTTCACTGAACAGCGTCATCCCGCCGGCAGTGCAGCACCTCACGGTGGAGGTGAGTGCCTCAGACGGCCAGTATCTGGCGCTGGCAAAATGGGACACGCCGCGGGTGGTGAAGGGCGTGCGCTTCAGTCTGCGCCTGACCAGTGGCAGTGGTGAAAACAGCCGCCTGGTGACCAGCGCCATCACTGCCGACACGGAGCACCGTTTCAGTGGCCTGCCTCTGGGGGAATACACCCTGACGGTCAGGGCGATAAACAGCTACGGCCAGCAGGGCGAACCTGCCACCACCGCGTTCCGGATTAATGCGCCTGCAGCACCGGCCAGCATTGAGCTGACGCCGGGGTATTATCAGATAACAGCAGTACCGGTGCTGGCGGTGTATGACCCGACGGTACAGTCTGAATTCTGGTTCTCAGAAAAACGCATCACGGACATGGCACAGGTGGAAACCTTTGCCCGTTATCTGGGGACAGGCAGCCAGTGGAGTGTCTCCGGCCCGCACATTAAGCCGGGGAAGGATTTCTGGTTTTATGTGCGCAGCGTCAACCTGGTGGGGAAATCTGCGTTTGTGGAAGCCAGTGGCCGGGCGAGCAATGATGCGGAAGGGTATCTGGACTTTTTCAGAGGAGAAATCGGGAAGACACATCTGGCACAGGGGATGTGGGAGCTGATTGATAACAGCCAGCTTGACGATGAGATGGCGGAGATGAAGACCACCATCACCGAAACCCGCAATGAAATCACGCAGACGGTCAGTAAAACCCTGGAAGACCAGAGCGCCACCATACAGCAGATACAGCGGGTGCAGACAGACACAAATAACGACCTGGCTGCGCTGTACATGCTGAAGGTGCAGAAAACAAAAAACGGCATTCCGTATGTTGCCGGTATAGGTGCGGGGATTGAGGATGCTGATGGCCAGCCCCTGAGCAATATACTGCTGCAGGCGGACCGTATCGCGATGATTAACCCGGAGAACGGCAACACCACGCCGCTGTTTGTGGCGCAGGGGAATCAGCTGTTCATGAACGATGTGTTCCTGAAGCGGTTGTTTGCAGTGAGCATCACCTCGTCCGGCAATCCCCCGACGTTCTCCCTGACGCCGGAGGGCAGGCTGACGGCCCGCAATGCGGACATCAGCGGACATATCAGTGCGAACTCGGGCACGCTCAATAATGTGACCATTAACCAGAACTGCCGGATACTTGGAAAACTGTCTGCCAACCAGATTGAAGGCGATATTGTTAAAACCGTGGGGAAGGCTTTCCCGCGGGACTCCCGCGCACCGGAGCGGTGGCCATCGGGGACCATTACCGTCAGGATTTATGACGATCAGCCTTTTGACCGGCAAATTGTGATCCCGGCAGTGGCTTTCAGCGGCGCTAAACATGAGAGAGAGCATAACGATATTTATTCATCATGCCGGCTGATGGTGAAATGTAACGGCAGGGTGCTTTTTGAAAGGACGGCGCTGGCTGAGTCTCAGGTGTATTCAGGGGTGATTGATATGCCTGCAGGAAGGGGGCATATGACGCTGGAGTTTTCTGTGTCTGCCTGGCTGGTGAATGGATGGTACCCGACAGCGAGTATCAGCGATCTGCTGGTTGTCGTGATGAAGAAGTCCACGGCGGGTATCAGTATTTCGTGATCATGAGGAGCCGGATTGCCGGAAGGAGACAAAAACCGTACATTATGCGCGGGTGCCTTTGGCTGATGGCCGGAGGGAGCACCTGAAGGCCGGATGTGAAAAGGCCCCGGACAAACATTCATGTTTAACCCGAGGCCTGACGTTCCTACCTTCAACAAGTGGAAGGTTAGCGCCTCTCCGTAAAAGGAGCAAGCGTTTATGTCGCAAAAACCGTTAAAAACCACCGTGATTTGTATCACGGTAGTGCTCATTATCTGGATCACCCACAGTTCACTGTGCGAGTTCCGGTTCCGGATAGCGGGCGCGGAGATTGCGGCGTTCTTACAGTGTAAGCAGTAAGAAACCGTGGCGGGGGAGAATATCCCCCGCCGACCGGTTGCTGAGGGTGGTCAGCCGGATGGCACCGTTTTAACACCAACAAACCACAAATTTTACCGCAGGCCGGGAAACCGGTACTGCGGTTTTTTTATGGGGGAAATCCATGACAGTCAGAATATCGGGTGTGCTGAAGGATGGTACGGGAAAAGCGGTACCGGGATGCACGATAGAGCTGAAAGCGCGCCGCACAACGGAGACGGTGATTGTCACCACGGTGGCGTATGGTCAGCCGGGGGAAACCGGCAGTTACAGTATGGATGTTGAGCCGGGGTTGTACCGGGTGACGCTGAACACGGAAGGGTACGCGCCGTCATATGTGGGTGACATTCTGGTGAAGGCGGATTCTGCACCGGGAACGCTGAATAAATTTCTGATGGACCTGGAAGACGCACAGTATTACCCGAAGGCCCTTGCAGAGCTGGAAGCGGTGGCAGCGGAAATCCTGAAACGTGCGGAAGCGTCCGCAGCCAGTGCGGAGGAGGCAAAAAAACGGGCAGAGAATGCGCGGGGACCGAAGGGGGATAAGGGGGACACCGGGCCGCAGGGTATTCCCGGGCCAAAAGGCGATACCGGCGAGCGGGGGCCAAAGGGTGAGCGTGGTGAGACAGGACCACAGGGGCTTCAGGGTGTGAAAGGTGAACGGGGAGAGAAGGGCGAAAAAGGCGAGCCGGGAGGGCCGGATGCGACGACGGCACAGAAGGGAATTGTGCAGTTAAGCAGCGCAACGGACAGTGATGATGAAACGAAGGCAGCCACCCCGAAAGCGGTGAAAGCGGCAATGGACAAAGCGGACGGATGCCTGGAGAAAGCGAAAAACGGTGACGATATCCCGGATAAGGTGAAGTTTCTGAACACCGTGGGAGCAGCCAGAGTATACGGGCGGGACATTCATACGGGGGCCGGTGAATGGACCACGAGTGAGTTTGTGGCCTGGCTGAAAGAAAAGGGGGCATTTGACCAGCCTTACTGGATGATGAAGGCATCACTGCTTGCGGAATTTAATAAGGTCATCACGGATGTCGGACCGGGAAAACTCAATCTGGGAGGCTGCGCCATTGAGGTGATGGGGACGTATAACGCAGCCATAGTCCGGGTCACCATCGGCGAATACGGTGGCGATGGTTTTCTGAACGGCACGGTCTGTACCTGTACAGTTTACGGAGACACACAACGTTTTCACTGGCGGGTGGATTACAGCACAAAAAACAAACCGGATACGGTCAGCCAGCGGGATGCCAGCACGACGCAGAAAGGTGTGGTGCAGTTAAGCAGTGATACTGACAGTAATGACGAAACAAAGGCAGCCACGCCGAAGGCCGTGAAGGCGGCAATGGATGTGGCAAATGAAGCGAAAACAAAGGCAGAAGAGGCTGCAGCAGGAGGTGGTGTTCCCGGTCCGAACGGGGCCAGCAGGTCCTGCAGGACCGCAGGGACCTAAAGGGGATACGGGAGCTGCAGGCCCGGCAGGCGCACAGGGACCAAAAGGTGACAAAGGCGATCCGGGGGTGGCTGGACCAGCAGGTCCGGCAGGTGCGCCGGGGCCGAAAGGCGATAAAGGTGATCCGGGAGTAGCAGGTCCAGCAGGTCCGGAAGGGCCGCAGGGACCGAAGGGAGACACTGGAGCCCCCGGGCAAGGAACAGAACTGCTTACTACTGCCAATACATGGACTCAGGCACAAACTTTTAATGGTGGTATTAATGGAAATTTGACGGTAAACGGAAACGGATCATTTAACGATGTTCAGATCCGCTCGGATAAACGCAACAAGCGAAATCTGGTAAAACTGGATAATGCGTTAGATCGTCTGGAGGCACTTACTGGTTATCTTTACGAGATACAGTACTCTGCCGACGGTTGGCAAACGTCGGTTGGTTTAATTGCTCAGGATGCACAAAAAGCCTTGCCTGAACTGGTAACTGAAGACGCAGACGTTATATCTGGTGAAAAACGTCTGCGTCTTAACTACAACGGCATAATTGCATTGTTAGTCGAAGGCTTTAAAACACTTCGTCATGAGATTAAAGAACTCCGGGAGAAGTAAACGACAGCTGTTGTAGTTTCTGGTTTCTACTGAATTTAAATTGTGGGGATGATACTCACCTCACGAATTTCAGAAGGATATATGAAATGGGGATAACATCGGGATGGGTAGGTTCTTCGGCTAAGAGCGAAACAGGTGAGCAATGGATGGGGGCTGCTGGCACTAAACTAGGATTGGATAAACCTTTTATGATGAGTCAAATGGTGGGGCGAGCTATGGGTTGTAAAATAGAAACCGCTTACTATAAATGGAACTCTTCGGATCAAGTTGAAAACTGGGGGGCGGTTGGAGCTGATTGGCCATTAGAAGAAAAAAGCAAAGGGACAATTACAAACGCTGAAAACTGTGGTTCTGGGAGACTGGTGGGGGCTGTCGTTACACTTTCTCACTTTTTGACGAACTCTACACCGACAGCTGCTGTTTATTTATCCGGTGGTAAAGCAGGTAACATCACCGTAAACGTAGGTGGTGCTACACAAACCATGATTTATCAGGGCGTTGTTAGTGGGTTCCAGTATTACTGGTCAGGTTCTGTTAGTTCCGCTTTCGTGGAGGCAATGAAAAAGACGGGAGTAACCCAGGATCTAAAAATTAGTTAAATGGTAAATGAATAATTTTAAAAACTTCACGTTCTACATACCGGAGACGCCGGATATATAGGATATTGTTTTAAGTTGCCAGAGAAATTTTTCCGGACGGATGCTGATAATAATGATGTAATTTTTCAAGATTTCTGGAAATCTGTATTCTGCACAGGCGCAATTGTATGCCGCCTTTAAAACTTCAATTCAGTGACTCACCTGCCATTCAAATTTTCGGATACCAGACAACCATGCCTTATATCGATATAACAACTATGCGCGGGATGATGCCAGGCGTTATTGCATCTATGCTGCCAGATCATTCTGCTGTACTGGCAGAAAACTGTCATTTTCGCTATGGAGTGATCACGCCTGAACACCAGATGTCAGAGGCTGAGAAAACATTCGCGATTAAGCCGAAAACCATTTTTCATTACCGTGACGATTTCTGGTTTGCATGGACGGATGTGGTGGATGTGATCCGCAGTCCGGTCGCTCAGGACTCCCACGGGCGTATTTACTACACTGACGGGCGTTTTCCTAAAGTGACGGATGCGACCATTGCCACAAAAGGGGACGGGAATCACCCGACATCATCGTATCGTCTGGGGATCCCCGCGCCGACGACAGCACCTGTCTGTACTGTTCAGCAGGGCGGTGATGTTTCTGACGATAACCCGAATGATGACGAAACCCGGTTTTATACGGAAACCTTTGTCTCAGATTATGGTGAAGAAGGTCCGCCAGGTCCGGCGTCTCTGGAGGTAACACTCCGTACTCCGGGGACTGCGGTACAGCTGACGCTGTCTCCGGTGCCATTGCAGAATGCCAGTATTAAACGCCGCCGGATTTATCGCTCTGCATCAGGTGGAGGAGAAGCGGATTTTTTACTTGTGGCTGAACTGGATGCATCCGTGCTCAGTTACACGGACAAAATACCGGGGAAAAACCTTGGACCTTCTCTGGCGACATGGGATTACCTGCCGCCGCCAGAGAATATGACAGGCCTTTGCCTGATGGCTAATGGTATTGCCGCCGGGTTTGCCGGTAATGAAGTGATGTTTTCGGAAGCGTATCTGCCGTATGCATGGCCGGAAGTGAATCGTCACACGACGGCAGAAGATATTGTGGCTATCTGTCCGCTGGGAACGTCACTGGTGGTGGCGACAAAGGGGGAGCCCTATCTGTTCAGTGGGGTATCGCCTTCCACAATTTCTGGCTCCAGAATTCCTTCCATGCAGGCATGCCTGAGCCGAAGAAGTATGGTGGCGATGGAGGGATTCGTACTCTATGCTGGGACAAACGGTCTGGTATCTGTTGATGTAAACGGTAATACAGCACTGGCAACGGAAAAGATTATTTCACCTGAACAGTGGCAGAGTCAGTTTAACCCGGCGTCCATTGTGGCTTATTCCTGGCGTGGTGAGTACATTGCCTGTTACACGAAACCGGATGGTAAGCAGGATGTGTTTGTATTCAGTCCGGTGAACATGGATATCCGTTATCTCAGTACACCGTTTGACTGCGCATGGGTTGATCTCGCGAAAGATATGATGCGCGTGGTGACAGGAGACAAAATGTCAGTGCTTGCCGGGAGCTCTCTGCCCTCCACGATAAGGTGGCATTCAAAAATTTTTTCATTACCTGAAAGAACCTCTTTTTCCTGTATCAGGGTGAAATCTCCGGCGCCTGAGCGGGTGGGGATCACCATTATGGCTGATGATGTTCCTGTGATTCATTTTGCGCCGGGTACGTTTAAGGGAAGTGTGGTGAGACTTCCGGCAGCAACCGGGCAAAACTGGCAGGTGATGGTATCCGGATTCGGGCAGGTGGAACGAATAACCCTGAGTACATCGATGTCGGAGATGCCGGTATGACCAGAAAACCGTGGCGTGCGGGGAAGGATTTATCCACAGTTGTGGAGAACATGGAAATTGGCACCGGGCAGCGTGGTGACGGACGCCACGCATTTGTGACCCGTGAGGAACTGGTTGGTCTTAAACTCGCCCGGCGTCGAACATCGGGTGGTGCCTCATATGCACTGAATCCGGGTATTGAGATTGACAGTACTTTAATGACTGTTGATTTTCCCACAAAACCGCTGAATTTTAAGGCGACAGGAGGATTTGGCTCGGTTCTTCTTGAATGGGATATGCCTAATTATCGCGGACATTCACTGACTGAAATCTGGCGGGGTACGGAGGATGACCTTGCTGATGCAGTGCTGGTTGCCACGACGCCGGGGCAGGTTTACGGCGATCCGGTTGACCCTGGCTGGTCGGGATTTTACTGGATACGTTTTGTTAACGCGGCAGGAGTGAAAGGTCCATGGAATGCTGAAAAAGGCACTCAGGCACAAACACAGATCGGCGTGAAGGCCATCATTGACCAGATCCGCGATGAGGCTGCAAAGTCGCCGGTTGTGTCCGAGCTGCGTAAAGAAATAAAAAACGCGCAGGGGCAGGCTGTAAAGGATGCTGCAATTAAGACAACCGAAGTTGTGGGGACTCTCAGGGAAGAAACGACAAGAACGATTGGTGGTATTGAAACCCGCATTAGCACACTGGATTCATCAACCAGTGAATCGCTTAATGAGGTCGACAAGCGCATCACTAAACTGGATAAAGAAGGCGGTGAGGCGTTTCTGGCAATGTGGTCAAAAAAAGCGGGAGTTGATGGTATCACTGCGGGGATCGGGATTGTCGCCGGAAAAGACAGTGAAGGTAGGCCTGTAAGTCAGGTTGCAATTTCTGCGTCGCAGTTGTTTGTCTTTGACCCGAACAACCCGGATAACACCGCCTATCCGTTTGCGGTATCAGG